AAAAAAACAAAAAATAATGGCAACAAACAGTAAAGTATTCGTTTCGCCAGGTGTTTATACTTCTGAAGTTGATTTGAGTTTCGTATCTCAAAGTGTAGGGGTAACTACATTGGGTATCGTTGGTGAGACTTTAAAAGGTCCCGCATTCGAACCAATCTTTATCCGTAACTATGACGAATTCTCAACTTTCTTTGGAGGAACTTCACCTGAGAAATTTGTAAACACCCAAATTCCTAAATATGAGTCAGCTTATATTGCAAAATCTTATTTACAACAATCTAACCAATTGTTTGTGACAAGAGTTTTAGGTCTTTCGGGTTACGACGCAGGTCCATCTTGGTCTATCGTCACAAAAGCAAATGTTGACCCATCAACCATTGATAGAGTTTGTATTGCAAGTGCAACAACTAATTGTGAAATAGTTTGTACTGATTATCAAGATACACAATTCACTATGAATTTCACAGGTTGTACGTCATCATCAAATAGTATTATATTAACAACAAGTTCATTACCGGGTTCATTATTAAGTAAATTAAATTTACCTTATGAGAATTTTGACGGTACTGTTAGTACTCTTGATGAAAATATCAGAACACAAGTGTTTTCAATTATGAATACACCAAGTTTATCGGCTTCATCAATTTATTATTATGGTGCGGTTCCTGGAACTTTCTACAGTGCTAATACTAACAATGGTTATTCAGCAAGAACATGTATTCCAAGTTAGTGATATGAATTCTGATAATATAAACTATGCTGACCCTGTTAACGACGCTTGGTATTACGCAATGTTTATAACATCGGTGGTGGTCAATACACAGGTTCATCTTTTTATAACTATGTAACCGGATTAACACAAACATCAACATCTTCAACTTGTGCGTCATTCTACAATTATAGTATTAATGGTCATGTAACTAGTTCAACTACAATAAATGATGGTAGTAACTATGTATCAACACCCGTAACTAATGTAGCAACAACATCAACAGGTGGTGGTGTTGGGTTAACAGTTAATTACACAACTGATGGTGACTCAATAACATCAATTACTATCAATAACGCAGGGTCAGGATACGAAGTTGGTGATGTGATAACAATTACAGGTGGTGATAATAACGCAACATTCTCAGCTTCAACTATAAGTTCAAGTACAGGATGTATTGATTACAATAGTAAAATAATAACAGTAGTTTTACCTGATAATGTTCAATTCACAGGAAGTTCAACATTAGTTTCAACTTTTAGTTCTTGTGCGTCTACTGTTAAAATTGGTGCAACTTCACAAGTTTCAAATGTAACCGCTAATAGTTTTTCAGGTGGTAGTAAAACATATACATTAACATCATCAAGTAATTCAGTAATTAATAACTTTGTTGTTAATGTTAAACACACAGATGTTTGTAATCCAACAACAGTATGTAATGTGGGTACTTTAGACCCTGGTGTTACTGTTAATTGTTTCTCAGGAACAATTGTAGGTAACCAAGTTGAGTTTGTTGGTGAATCGTTTAAAGAATTTGATGATTTAGTAATAGCGACGTTACGTTCAAGAGGTCTTAATTCTGACGGAGCGGGTGCTGTTTATGAAGTTCAAGACTACCTTACAGGTGTGACATTAGATATGTCAGGTGTATATTCAGGTGTATCTAAAAACCCATATTCAACGTTTGTTATTAATGTAACTAATAAAGATAACGAATCATTATCATTCCAAACGTCATTCACAAATTCGGATTCAAGATATATTAGTAAAGTATTTGGTTCAAGTAATTTCTCTAAAGATAGAAAATCAGTTCCATTATTTGTTGAAGAAAGATATCAAACATTATTAAATTATGGTTGGAGAAAAGGTTATATTAGAGGTCTACACACTAGTTTAGTTAAACTACCTGATGCTAGACAAGGTAATGACCCATCTTCAATAGGTTTTTATTTAGAACAATATCAAACACCAAAAACACCTTGGGTTGTTTCTGAGATAAGAGGTACTAACGTATATAACTTATTTAAGTTTACAACAATTTCAGACGGTAATGATGCGAATATTGAAGTTAAAGTTTCAATTGCAAACATTTCATTTGGAAATGGTACTTTTGACGTTATACTTAGAGATTATTTTGACACAGATGCTGCACCTCAAGTAATTGAGAAGTTCACTAATTGTTCTATGAATCCAAATGATAATAGTTATATCGCTAAAAAAATAGGTACTTCGGATGGTGAATATCAATTAAACTCTAAATATATTATGGTTGAGGTTAATGAAGAAGCACCGATTGATTCATTACCTTGTGGTTTTGAAGGATATAACACAAAAACTTATGCAGGTCATCGTTCACCTTTCCCAATATTTAAAACTAAATACGACTATCCTGGTGAAGTAACTTATAACCCACCATTTGGTTTACCATCAGGTGCTGATGATTCAACTAAGAGTCCGGGTGATAATGTTAGAAGAACTTATTTAGGTATTTCAGATACAATTGGTTTTGATGTTGATTTTTCATCTTACAAAGGTAAACAATTACCATTAGATATTTGTACACAAACAACAGGTGCGTTATGGGATACTAAAACAAAAGGTTTCCATATGGATAATAGAGCGTCAGCTATAACTATTAATAATACATTCTACGAAAAAGTTTTTGAACCACAAGAAAATAAATATGTGATGTCAGCAATAACAGTTCCTACTGAAGCTTTCTACTACGGTGTTGCTAACTTTAGTTCTGACCCTCAAAATGAGTCTAACCCATATTATAAATTATTTGCACGTAAATTTACAATTTCTTTCCAAGGAGGTTTTGATGGGTGGGATATCTATAGAGAATATAGAACTAACCTTGATAGATTTGTATTAGGTAGAAGTGGTTATTTGAAAGGGGCTTGTCCTTCAACTAAATACCCAACTGCTACAGGATGGGGAGCGTTTAAACAAATTACTGTAGGTGATAACACAATAGATTGGGCTAACACAGACTACTACGCATATTTGTTAGGTCAAAGAAGTTTTGCTAACCCTGAAGCGGTAAATATTAATGTATTTGTAACTCCAGGTATTGATTATGTTAATCATTCTGATTTAGTTGAGAGTGCAATTGATATGGTTGAGAACGATAGAGCGGATTCAGTTTATATTTGTACAACACCTGACTATAATATGTTTACATCAACATTAGGTGATTCTGCGGATTTAATTTACCCTCAAGAGGCGATTGATAATTTAGAAAACACAGGTATTGATTCAAACTACACGGCTACTTACTACCCTTGGGTATTAACAAGAGATAGTGTTAATAACACACAAATCTATTTACCGGCAACGGCTGAGGTAACGAGAAACTTAGCATTGACAGATAATATCGCATTCCCTTGGTTCGCAGCTGCGGGTTATACAAGAGGTATTGTAAATGCAATTAAAGCTCGTAAAAAATTAACTCAAGAAGATAGAGATACTTTATATAAAGGTAGAATTAACCCTATCGCAACATTCTCAGACGTAGGTACTGTAATTTGGGGTAACAAAACACTTCAAATCAGAGAGTCAGCGTTAGACAGAATAAACGTAAGAAGATTGTTATTACAGGCTCGTAAATTGATTTCAGCGGTTTCAGTGAGATTGTTGTTTGAACAAAACGACCAAAAAGTAAGACAAGATTTCTTAGATGCTGTTAACCCAATCTTGGATTCAATCAGAAGAGATAGAGGTCTTTATGATTTCCGAGTAACAGTTTCATCAGACGCTGCTGATTTAGATAGAAATCAAATGACAGGTAAGATTTACATTAAACCAACTAAATCTTTAGAGTTCATTGATATCACATTCTACATCACACCAACAGGAGCATCGTTTGAAAACATATAACAAAC